ATCTTGTAGAGTATTTATTTCCTTTGCGTAGAGAGTTTAAACCAAGCGAACCAACTAGGTGGAGTTAGATGGCGAATTATAGTAGAGAATTTTTAACAGCAAAACATTCAGATTATGAAGATAATCTAAAGCATTGGAATTTTCACTATAGATCATATTTAGGCGGAGATGATTTCTCCAATGGATATTTTTTAAATAGATATATTCTAGAACAAGATGATGAATACATAAAGCGTATAGACTTTACACCACTAGACAATCACTGCCGCAACGTAGTACAAATATATTCAAGTTTCCTTTTCCGTGTTCCTCCAAGCAGAGATTATGGCACTATGACAGGCGATCCTCAATTAGAGTCATTTTTAGATGACGCAGATTTAGATGGTAGATCTTTTCATAACGTTATTAAAGATATGCAACAACACGCATCTGTTTATGGTTCTTGTTGGGCAATAATAGATAAACCAGCAACGATAACAAAAACGAGAGCCGAAGAACTACAACAAGATATCAGACCATATATTTCAATCTATACTCCAGAGAACGTAACGAACTGGAAATATGAAAGATTACCTAATGGAAGATTTTATTTAACTTCATTAACTATTATTGAAGATATAAACGAGGAAGAAGCAATCGTTAAAGTCTGGACGCCAGAAGATATTACTACCTACAGAGTAGATGAGTATATGAAACATTATGCTAGTTCTAAACCTGTAAAGATTGATGAACAACCAAATGCTTTAGGAGAGATACCAGCAGTTATTTTATACAATCAAAAATCTATGCGTAGAGCTATAGGTATAAGTGATTTATCTGATGTTGCTGAATTACAACAATCTATCTACAATGATTACTCAGAGATTGAACAGCTAATTAGATTATCTAACCACCCTAGCTTAGTTAAAACACCTAACGTTGAAGCAAGTGCTGGTGCTGGCTCTATTATTGAAATGCCAGAAGATATGGACGCTAATTTAAAACCTTATATTATTCAACCTAGTTCACAGTCCTTAGATAGCATAATGAAAGTTGTTAATATGAAAGTTAATGCTATTGATCGTATAACTCATATGGGTTCTGTAAGAGGTACAGAAAAAACAATTAATTCTGGTATTGCTTTGCAAACGGAGTTCCAGCTTTTAAACGCTAGACTTTCAGAGAAAGCAGACTTACTAGAAAATGCCGAAGAACAAATATGGTCATTCTTTGCTAAATGGCAAAACAAAGTATTTGATGGAATGATAGACTACCCAGACACTTTTGATTTAAGAGATTATGCAAGTGATTTACAATTCTTACAAACTGCAAAAGCTAGTGGTGTTAAATCAGAAACATTTATAAAAGAAATAGATAAACAAATCGCAAGAGCTGTCGTAGATGATGATGAAGCAATTAATTCAATAAATAGTGAAATAGACGCTAGTTCAAGTGCTATTGGTCAATTCTCAACAACATTACCTACTAACGACAATGGCGAAGAAGCGTAAATGAGTTTTGCAAATGTAAATCAAATGTTGTTTGGTGTATCTATTCAACGAGGAGATATAAATAATTTTTCTGGTATTCAAAAGTTTGGATATAATGGTTCTGTAGGAACATCTTTTGAAACTATCTGGGACGGTGGCGGAGATTATACTTTTATAAGTTCTGCTGGAACTGCTACAGCAACAAGTTCAGATACAGATGATAATACAGGCACAGTTGAGATACAAGGACTAGATTCTAATTATGATCTTGCTACAGAAACATTAACTATTGGTGGCTCTGCAAGTTCAACAAGTTTTATCAGAGTATTTAGAGCAAAGATGATAAATGCTAATACAGGCGATGCGAATGTTGGAACAATTACTATAACAGTTTCATCAACAACAGTAGCACAAATACAACCTACCTATGGTCAAACTTTAATGTCTGTGTATACAGTTCCTAGAAAGTACCAAGCATATTTAGTACAAATGGATATTGGAAGTTCTAAAGATTTAGAAAATGAAATTATATTACGAATAAAAGGAATAGATAATGGTAATTCATGGAATACTAGATCATTTCTTACAACTAGAGGTGGCTTTGTAGAAAAGAATTTTGCTGTTCCAGAAATTATAGGACCAAAAACTGATATTGAAATGAGAGCTAAATCAAGTGCAACCTCATCTGTTAGTTCTGGCTTTGAATTAATACTAGAAAAAATAGATCAATCTTAGTGCCTAAGTATCAAGGCAGAACAGTTAAACTAAACAAACCTTTTCGTACTTCTGGGGAAAGAAAAAAGTTTGCGGTATATGTTAAAGATAGATCAACAGGTAATGTAAAAAAAGTTCGTTTCGGTGACCCCAATATGTCTATTAAAAAAAATATCCCAGCAAGACAGCGTTCCTTCCTCGCTAGACATGGTGCTATTTTAAAGAAAGTTAAGGGTCAAAAGTCGTTAGCCCCTGTATATTGGGCAATAAAATCATGGCGAAAATCCTTTAAAATCTAGGGTTTTTTAATTATTTTGCATTTTTTTTCATTTTTTTCTTTATTTATTATTATTAATTTGATAATACTTATATATAATTAAAACAAAGGAAAAAAAAATGAAAACTAATATTTATGATAAAAATTTTAAGAATGAAATTAAAGGTTATACAATTTCTGGTTTAGAAGAACAAATATCTGAATGTACTGATGTGATTTCAGAATTGTATCATAACTTAAATGTTAATAACGAACCAACAACACAATTAGCAATTAATACTGATAATATTGCTGATGATTATTATCGTGAAATTAAACTTTTAAAAAAGGAATTAAGAAAAAGAAACAAGGTGGCTCAATAATGAGCCATCTAAGAGAGGAGAAAAAGAAAATGAACAATAATCTTTTAATGAAACCTAGAATAATTGCAGATATAGAAAAAGAAAAAAAAAGATTATCAAAAGATAATTTTAAAAGAAAAGTAAATTTACCTAAAGGATTACAAAAAATTTATGATACTTTAATGAATAATGGAATTGAAGTATCTGATTGTTACTGGGAAGAATATCAATGGTGGTTTGAATTAGGAGGAACTATTGATAATTATTCTTGGGACGGTGGAGATGTACCTTGTGGTACAATTACAGGTAATATTTCTACAATTGTTCAGTATATTAAGACTTGGGATATATTTTTAAATGAAGATGAAACAGAAAAAAATTATAATCCATATACAATAGGAAAATATGACAAATAAACAATTACAAAAAACTATGAACGAGGTCGGACTTTCACAGTCCGATCTTGCACGTTTAATCTTTGATACAGATAAGCTACAACAATACCAGCGAATAAAAATAAATAGATATTTGTCTGGTAAGTCTAAAGTTCCTCATTGGTTGCCTGTTATACTAAAAATGTATATACAAGCAAAGAATGGCTAGAATAGATTTTACAGAACAATTAGCAGATCAACACGAATTACAAATCAAGCGTACTTTAGCAGATTTAGAAGCACGTATTGTTTCTGATATTTCTAAAGCAGTATCAAAAGAAGATATTATAACAACGCAAATAGCAATACAGCTACGCCCAAATATAAGAAGATTTATAGAAGAAACCTATTCCACAGTCGCTGATAGTAATGTAAGGGATTATGATCAAATAGTTACTTCATTCATGGACGAGTTCGGAGAATTAAATATTCCAGATAATTTTAAAACATTAACCCAAGTAGATTTAGATACAATAACACAATTAAAATTTCAAAGTTTTAGTGGCTATGAAGAAATAGCAAATAGATATTTGACAGAAATAAATGCTAACGTTTATCAAAATGCTATTGCTGGAAAACCTTTTGAAGAAATGGTCAAAGATATTAAAGGGCTTATAACTGGCGATGAAGATAGACGTGGCAGATCAATGTCTGGTTATGCTTCACAGATAGCCCATGATAGCGTTATGCAATTTGATGGTCAGTTCACAGTTTATAAAGCAAAAGAGGCTGGTTTAAATAAATATAAATATACTGGAACATTAGTTAGAGATAGCCGAGACCATTGTAGAAAACACATTAACAAAATTTATACCGAAGAAGAAATAAGAAGAATATGGCAAGGGTCTTGGGCTGGTAAATCAGAAGGCGATCCATTTATAGTTAGAGGTGGTTATAGATGCCGACACACTTGGTTGCCAGTTGTAGATATTTAATATATATTATCAAAATTAACTAAGGAGTTTATCATGGCTGACGAGCAAAAGAAAACGGATCAGGTTGAAGAAACTGCACCTGTAGAAGCAGTTGAAGAAAAGAAAGCGGAAGAAACTTTATATAATCAAAGACAATTAGAGGACGCTATTAAATCAAGATTAGCTAGAGAACGAGCTAAGATGTATCAAGAATTAGGTACAGATAATCTTGAACAAGCAAAATCTGCTTTAAAAGAAAAAGAAGAACAAGAAATAGAACGTAAAAAACAACGTGGAGAATTTGAAGATTTATTAAAACAACAAGCAGATAAATTTAACCAAGAAAAATCTCAAATGCAAAAACAGTTAGAGCAAATCAAAATAAACGACGCTCTAGTAAACTCCGCAGTTAAGAATAAAGCAATCAATCCAGAGCAAGTAACAAACCTTCTCCGTTCCAAAGTTAAATTAAATGAAGATGGTAGAGTAGAAGTTCTTGCGGAAAATAATCAACCACGTTATAATTCCAAAGGCGAATTATTGAGCGTAGACGATTATGTTCAAGAGTTCATTACGCAGAACCCTCACTTTCAAAGCGCAACTCCTTCGGGAAGTGGAAGTAAGGCGAATGTGGGTAAGGTAGACGCAAAACCTTTTAATATTGCGGATTTAGATATGAGCAAAGCAGAGGATAGAAAAGCGTATGCGGATTATCGCAGACAACGTGATTCTAAACCTACTGTTATTAACCGATAACCAAATAGGAGTCTAAAATGGCTAATGAAAGTACCAGTTCCACATTATCGGAACTATATACGGAAATTGTTGCTGAAGCTGAGTTCGTAATACAAGAGAAATCTTTAATGATGAACCTAGTTA